GCCAGTCAACTCAACATCAGGTGTCCTCTTACGACGAGCTGCTGACCGTCGCGATCTACGCGTGTCAACAATGCCTGAAGCCGCACGAATGTACGAGGAGTAAAACTCCTGGTAGACGGGTATGCCGCCGCAGAGGGATAAACCACCCTGCCCGACTGCATCCATCCACAACTTACATGTTCGCGGTGACTCCAGTTGCTTAAGTGATAAGCAATCTTTCGCAATGGCCTTTGGGAAATTACGAACCATGATGTATTGTCCATCAACTTTGACAGGATGAGTTTGACAGAATTCGATCTGCTCAAGGTGGAATACAGGCTTCTCAACTTTCATGTTGAATCCCATTTCCAAAAACCACTCATCAAGATTGTTCGTGAATTTCACCAGTTCCTTTCGTTCCATGATCACTACGCAGTCATCTCCGTTATTGGCAAGAGATATGTTAACCCCGCGTTCTATGGCATAACAGTGTACCAGAGCACACATAATTAGACAGTTACCCATAGCGGTGTTCATGTCACCACTCATCCTGCATCCTTCAACCTTGTATTTCAACTTGCCATCACGACAATAGCCAGTCACATGGTTGGTGAGTTGCCAGGATAAGAGTTTCTTTAGTTCACTATTGTGTCGGTAGATGCCATTGTAAATCGAATGTTCCCAACGGAGTGCTTCCACACTCACGTGCTGGTCAAATCGACTTGCATCCAACCCAACAGCAACAGGGTCGTCAAAAGAGTTCCACTTGTCGTGGAAGATTTTGCCGGTTTGTTGTGCATTAAATCCTTTTAGTACAGTGACACCACCAAAGATCTTGGCTATAGCGCCATAAATCCTGTGCTCAATAGGCCGAAGGTACCGCCCAACTTCTACATTGTATCTGGGATCCCTGGGTGAAATGATCCTGGGGTCCGGGTCTGGCTTATCGTCAGAGTTGATGAACTCAGCTTTGACGAAAGCTTTTATATGCGCGTCTCTTGGAACGATGACGCTGGTAGCCAACGAATCAACAGCGTTTTGATAAATAGTCCTCTTGCGACCCTTG